CGCTATAAAAAATAGTCCCCGGTCTAAATAATGTTTCTGACACTATAGATAAAAATGTATGTTCGTGATGCGGTATAACAATGTTATTGACTGGATTATTAAATTCAAGTTCTATGTCCAATTCCATCGGAATTAAAGTATCTAATATCCCGGCTGCATCTTCAAGGTCGGGCCTTGGGTGAATTAGCTGAACATTCGTTTGATCCTTAACGTGTTCGGCTTTTCCAAGGTAGCTCACAAGTCCCCTGTCTAATAAATTATTATTGATTATTTCGCACACAAATAATAATCTATGCCAATCACTTCGTCTGTTATATAACAAAAATAAATTTTTATTATCAACTGGGCAATACTCAGTAATTCCCGTAACTTGTGTTTCTAGCCAACAATAAAATGCCTGAACCGGGACATAGGTAAAATTAGTCGGTTCTTTAAATTTAAAATTTCCATGTATAAAATACACTTGATTTTTTGTAAGTCCACTATCCTTGCACCATTGGTCAAGTATATCAAAATCTCTGCCATGAAGTTCTTCTTGACCACAACACCCCTCTAACGGAAACATCAGAACAATTTTTGCACGATTGTTACGAACATCGTTTAAGACTTGTTTGCTTACTAAGCTAAACCCAATGTGTTCATGCGCTGTAAAATACCCAAAGGCACCAATTAATACCGGAAAGATATATTTCTTAGAATCCGACAATTCCGATTTACTAAAATATCGTATATTTTTGTAATTAGATAGCTGATCAAATTTAGCAGCTGAATAATTTTTTAATAAATCAACATCGTTAAAATCAGTCATAACACTATGTAAGTCGTGATTAAACCAATGTGACCCGTGGGTAAATGGTGGTTGTCGTTTTCCGTCGACTACAAAATCTGGGGGGACCGTATTTGGCACCCACCATTGATATTCATCACTCCAATTGTCGAATACAAAGGGAATTATAAAATCATTCATTAATATTTTGCTTTTTTCGATAAGACTAAATCAGCCGAACAATGGCATATATTTTTATGACATACTACTGGTTCTGTTGGCCATCCCGATTCTTGCATGCGTGTAATATTTCCAATTACCCCACCTACACCGCAATTTCCGCGCATAACGTCGCCATTGAAATGCACAAATAAACTTTCAAGCCCGACATTACATTGCCAGTTTCTAAAATTAGATAAATTACCATTGAGTAATGCTGTTTGCATCTCGTGATTAAGCGGGGCAATTTCTCCTGTGTCAAATGTAACATTCGATTCTATAGGTTGTGGGCGATATTCTTTAATAACAGAAGTATCCACTGATCCAGCAACTATTGGAGTAGTGCTTAATATGTTATCTTGTTCTTCTGTATATTCGATTGTGCAATAATTTTCACCAACACCAAAATTTGGCAAAATTCTAACCATCTCGATTGCATAACCATTGTAATGTCTAATTAATTTTTTATAGAATGCATAACACTGATCCCACATTGTGGGTAACATCATAACTCTAACTGTAACTGGAGTATGTGTAGCTAAAAATCGCACTTTGTCAATGAACTCATCTTCTTGCTCTTCTGTCGTCATAAACTCTGGGTGATAGCTTGTGCTTACGCTGGTAAATTTGCCAGCAATATCTTCCCAGTAACGTTTGGGGCGCACTAAATTAGTAGTTAAGTGCATAGTGCCGCCTCGTTCATATATGAGATTGACTAAATCCTTAAAGAATGGACTAACCGTTGGTTCTCCACCAGTAATGCTACAATGCACAGAATCATATTTACTAAAACATGCTTTAATAAATTGTTTAGCATGATGCCATTCGTAGTGATGGTTCGCACCGTTATGAATGTCTTCGGGGCAATAACTACAATGGTTAGTGCAAATATTATTAACTACCCAAGTCAATAATAGACTATTAGGGTTATTTTTAATTTCAACAATATTTTTTGAATTATAAACAACAGGTTTTGCAAATACCGATTGTGGTGATTGTTGTTCTTTAAAAGATTCAACTGGCACTATATTAATAACTTTGCGCGGTGTGGTAGGAGAAAACAATTCAGTTTTTACACAATTCATTTCAGGAATTGTAGTAAATGTTTTTTCTTTTCTAATGTTATCAAGACTACGGGTCATTTCTATAAAGCCCTTGGCCGCAACTGCATTGTATGGTTTAGTTAATTCATGTAATATATGCGTAAACTTATCGGTTATTTTTGTACTATATGTTTTTTCATATTCAGTTATAAACGATTGCAATTTATCAACTATTTCTTGACGGAAGCTATCCGGAAGTATACTAACATGATAATGTACTGGTTGTTCTAATAAATTAATAAAGAAATTATCATAGTGTATTCCAAGTAACGGGTTAGATTGTATTACACCAATGTCTACTAAGTGTGTGATTATTTCTGGCAATCTAAATACATTCCATGCACCAATGGTCATACCAGGGCGCACAATGATATTTTCTAATTTAGATAATGTAATTAAATTTGCTTCAACTTTTTTCCACACAGTACCTGCGCGAATTAATTCTGCACGTTCGCCTATTTCATCAATGCTGGGCCACACTTCTATCTTACCGGGTTCCCATTGCTTCCAGTAATCTACAGCATTTTTTCCACCGTACGACAATGTAGACGCATTAGTGTTATAATTAATGGTAACATTAAAGCGTTTGTTCTCAGCAAGCAATTCCAGTGTTTGCCAATGTTCGGGCATGAGCAATGGTTCGCCACCAGCAAAATATACTTTTTCAACGTGTTGCACTTGCTCTGCTAAAAAATCAAAATTAGTTTTATTATCAACTGTTTCAATATTCGAAACTTTGCCTTGCTCGTCGTCACTGATCCATCCCAGTTCCTTTGCATCAGGAACCCAGGCGCTACTATATCGTGGGCCACAACTACGGCATTTAAGGTTACATAAATTACTAAAACGGAAATCCCAGTACTTTAATTTCATTTCGGTACATGTACCGTCGGGTTCAGTAATATTAGGAATTTCTTTAAGTACTAAAGGAAAGTCACGGGAATGATATAACCTGGCACTTTCCCCAGTGATTTTTTCTCTGTCAAAACATTTAGAACAAATTGCTGGTTCAATACCATTGATCATTTCCTTGCGGAGATTTTTCATGTTATCGCTATTCCAAATCTCTTCAATAGTTTGTTCGTTAAGATCGCCAGCAAAATAATCGTGTGTCGATGTTAAGCAACATGGAACCACTTTACCATCGGGTTCAAATGCAAGATGCATCCAGGGCACAGCACATACTGTTTTTCTAAATTCTTGCACAGATTTAATTTCTATTGGCATTATTTGTTTTCTTTGTTGAATTTGGCTTTGAGCCAACTAAAATCATTGATTAAATTAAGTGCAGTAACATCATGTTTGTTTTGTAATCCGTATTCTGTTCCAGCTCGAGCGCCAGCAATAGAATACTTGCCATATGGTTTATCTTGACCTACGGTGCACCATATATTTAATCTATATTCTGAGTCCTCATTAATTTGATTATCAATTAATCGACTACTAAGTTTTACGCACTCCCTAAATGCACTACGCCAAGTACTAAAAGGATCCGAATTAAAACAGGTTGTACTTGCAACCTCATCAATAATAAAAAAGTTTTCGCTAATACTTGTAGTCATATCAGTTGCTGATACATCAACATCTATTGTAGCACGTTTAGGCAATAATTTAATACCACCATACCCATATTCTAATCCATTTACAGCATTACGTGAACGACATACGTAAACAGCATCATTGCGCAAATTTTTTGGTTCTTTAAAAGAAAAAGTATCTTCTACTTGGCTATCTCCGTCAACTACCCAAAACTTTTCGGTAAAAGATAATTGTGCGGCTTGTTTGTGCGCTTGGTGAATTCCGGTGACTCCGTGCAATCTTTTAGCATAAGGGAATCGTGAACGCAAGGCTCGATAATTACTATCAGCATTAGATTCACTGTAGGAAATAAAAATTATATCAAACAGCATTACGTTTCATTGTCCAAGTTACTTGTTCTAATACTTGTTGGTATTGGTCTTTAAACATTTCAACTACGTATTCGCTGGCATCTGCGGCAAGTAGCGGAACTATTAACCCAAACTTAGTAGCTAACTGATTGCCATAGTATTCTATTAATTCTACAGGATCTTGATCTTCTACTTCTTTATATATTTCTGCTAATGCATCAAAGTCCCGCACGTCAACATAGTTCCAATCTGTGCAATTAGTTTTATAAGCACCGTGTCGGGCTCCTAATATAGCCCATAGTCCGTTATCAACATGAGCACCTACACTCATCCACACTTTTAATCGTTGCAAGTTGTGCCAGAACATTTTAGCCGGAGCAGGTTCCTTGGGAAGAACACCGTCAACTAAACTCATCTTAACACCTTCACGGAATCCTGCTCGCCATGCTTGATAAGGACTGGCGTTGGGATATGTAGTAGAATAAGTATCTGTCATTGGACGATATCCATCTTCCCAGCAAAAATCCACAGCACCACTATCTTTATCTGCGGCTTCGTGTGTTTTCATATCCATTACAAAGTTGCGGCGCCATACTTTAAGACTGCCATTGCCGTAGCGTAATCCGTTAATAATGTTTACACCAGGCCAACTAAATGCCAATGCGCCTTCGGGGATTTTAATAGTTTGCTCGAAGAATTCTGGATCTACAATATTGTCTGCGTCTACTGTAATGAACCATTCCGACTGTGCTTGATATGCCGCTTGTTTATGGCATTCATCGCTGCCTTTTACTCCATGCACACGTTCTGCCCACATACACTTGTTACGTAAGTCAGCCCAGTTCTTTTCTGCGTTGGGTTCATCGTAGCTGATGAATATACAATCAAGTTCTGATAAATTTATATAGTCTTTTTTCATAATGATGCTCTTGCTAACCAAACAGTTATTTGTTCATTGGTTGTTAAGGGTAAGTTAATTGTTTTATTTTTACTTAGTTGATACAAATCTATTTCATATTTTTCAAGTAGTGCAACAGGGTCTTGAAATTTTGTTACATACACAAAAGATTTACCATTTTCAGAATTAACAGTTGTATTAAAAATATTCTTTTTCAACGGACCAAGTGCATCTACATCAAAATTTAAACTTAGTGTATCGTCGTTGTGCGTAAATGTAATATTAAATTGTAAGATAAAACTAATTCTATAACTTAAATCCCTAACAATGTTATTAGGTATGTTAAGTTTATCTGGAGATATTATATCCCACTTGTATGTAAAATCTGCATATCCATTATCGTCAACTGCTATTAAATAATGGTCCATACTTTTCTTAAACAAAACAAAATCTTCGCCGATCTCTGGTTTAACTAAACATGTTCCGTGACCCTCGGGTATTCTTGATGGTAGAGATCCACCCACGCTGGTTGGCACTCTGGTATCTAAGTTATACACAACATGAAAATCTGTCATATTGCTTGTTCCAACATTTTAATCATATCGTCTGTGATAAGTTCTTTTTTAACATAGTGCAATAAGTCGGACTGTTGCCATACACCCAACTTAACTTTACCAGTTTCTGTCATTGAAAATCTAAGCACGTTAGTCCAATCAGGAACACCCTCACGCCATTGTTGTACTGCTGGCTTCATGTGTGTGATTCTTGGAAAGTCCCACCCGGGTACAGCATACTCTATTAAATCAAGCATACACAATGCCAAAGCAAATGCTTCGTCTGTGGGCACTGATGTGTATAGTGTATTGGGCATGAACATCTTAATATACGGACCCGGATTATCTGTTATTTCTTTAACTAAATCAAAAAATTCCCGAGCACGTGGTTCTTGTTTAAAATAAGTCCAAGCATTGTATACATCTGGCCAAGAGTTTTCCGCAAACACTTGTCGATAGTATCCATACTTAAATTGTTTATTGTTATACGTTTGTGGCGCCGAAGTAATAAACAATTCTCTATCGTTTATTATTTGCCAATAGTTGTCCATTGGACGCAAAAACAACATATCAGAATCAATTAATACCGTTTCATAATATGGAGTGTAATCATATGCCCGTGAGCGAGCATCCATGCCCGGCACACTGTTGTACAAAATTATTTCATCAAACACATTTTTGTAATCATCAAATCTGTCAATCATATTAGTTACAACAGATACATTATTGTAACCTGCAGGTTGCGTTAGTTTAATAGTTAGCGCACAAGTATACGCCAGTCTGGCATAATTAGGATTGTCTATAGCAAATATTAAATAACCCTTATCCACGTGCTAACTCCCGTAGACTATCAAAGTGTTTAAGTATGTCGCGTTTGTTCATGACGTGAACGTCCTGTTGATAGCATTTTGCCAGCAAGTAATCATTATTTCTAACTGCGTCACTTAAAACAAAAGTAATTTGGCCATTATCTTTAATTTCTACTATGCTGTCTGCATCAGTAAACATAACAGGTACTGGCAATTCTCCGTGCCATGGTGCGGTGCCGTGATCACTCATAATATGACAAGCAATACTAAACGCAAAGTCATTACGATATTGTCTAGGCTCAAAATCATATAAATGTGCATAGTATTCGTAATTGTCTTTTATATGCTGTAACAAATTAAAAAAGATTCGTGTATCTTCGTTCTTAGTAAACATTACTGTTGTGGCCCACAGCATGTCTATGCTATGCGGATTAAGTTGATACTCTTTAGGATTAATTGTGTTTTGTTGTAGCTCTAACATACCAGGACTGATTAGCAAGTCTTCGCGACGATCCCAATACTTGTTTAATTGATCACTAAAAATTAAAAAGTCCGAATCAATTATTAGTGTACGGTCATACGGTGTTAACTCATACGCAAGCACACGACTATCGTTAATAAAATCAACTAATTCTTTTTCTGGACGTCGATTTACAATAGTTTTTAAAACATCAATTTGTTTAACTTGCGTAGAATCAAGCATATGACCAAAACGTAATATTCCTAAATTTGCATCAGTTATTTCGTGATCAACTAAAAAGCGTTTGTTTTTTGTTTTTGGTTTTGCTATTTTAATGATTTTATCAAATGGCAATTTTTTAAATTTTGTTTTAACATTTTTGATAGTTGTAGCATCAGCCACTAAACTAACAGGCACACCTAGATTCTTAATTACTAATTCAGCGGCCAACACGGCTTGGGAACCGTAGTCTAGGGTACCATCATGTGCAAATATTAAACAACCTTTATTCATAGTCGACTACACTGGCAACTGTTCGTTTCTTTCTTAGGTTTTCGAAATCACTGCTATATTGATTAACTACACGAGTGTATAATGCCAAGACATCTCGTTGTAGTTTAGTGATGTCACTGATGTGTATGGGATTTAGATTGTCATCTAAGATGGTAGTAGACAACGTGCCTTCAGCGGGTGTGAGTAAATTTAAAAATACAATGAAATTACGATCAATAAAAAATTGCCCGCCATTAACTGCATAAGTTAAATCAGCTTGTAATTTTTCCTGCAATCTACGCTTTTCTAAGTGTAAGGTATATCGAAATTTAGCAGAATCGAGTGCTTGTTCTAAGCGTAAGTCCATAAAAAATCCTTATCTATCATCTTGCTATAATACACGATTTAGATAAGGATTGTCAAGTACTGTTAGTACTTAATTTGGTTAGGCAGTTAACGACCAGCCGCCACTAATACTAATAGAGCTATAGTTATAAGGACTTGGTAATGCTCCTGTAGCTTCTGAAACATATACAGTATATCCTGCGCCCGGACTTACTTTATTAGCGGTTGATGGACTCCAAGTTGAATTCCAATTTGTTGGCACAGCATCTTCATAATGTACTGTCCAATTAATTACACCACCAGAAATATATCCAGAAAGTTGAATATAACTATTATTGTAAGGGCTCGGTTGAGTTTGGAATGTTTGAATAACAGCATTAGAACCTCCCCAAACATTTGAATAATTTAAAGTATAGTTAAACGCAGTTAATGCGGCTTGCCAGTCTGCATCTTGTGTACTACCACTTTGGTTTGGACCAACTCCTTGGAAACTAATAGATCCACCAGTATTCCAAAAATATTGTAACGCATTAGCTGATGCAAATGTCATACTACCACTGTGTGTAATACCTTGATTTGAACTACCGTTGCCCCACTGTGAACCATATGTAGCAGAACCTGCAGATGATGTCGCTAATTGAGCTGCGGCTACTGTTTGGCGACTACTTACTAATGCGCTCATTGTATTATACAATTGGTTATACATAGCAGACGTAACAACTGTACCAGTGCTAACTATAGGATTAGTGTATCCAGAAAAACTGCTACCATTTTGATGTGTGTATGCAATATTAACATCGTTAGCCAACGCATTCCACTGAGCGGCTGTAATTAACGATCCTGCCGAAACTTGACTTGATTGTAAAGTTTGTCCATAACCGTAGGTAACATCACCTGATCCTGTAGGGCCATATGGCAATCCAGAGCCTAATACCTCAACAACCAAATTTTGGATAACGTTAAAGTCTGATCCGTATACTGTACCGCCTGATGCTACTGTCATTTGTCTATCCTATTCGATTAACTATTTAATTTAACGATAGCTTCAATTACACCTTCGCTATCAGTAGTTTTATTTTCTAATGCACGTCCAATTACGTTAAATGGAGTAAGTTCTGATCTTAATCCAGTACGTGCTAATCCATTTCCGGCACTTACCAAACGATCACCTTTTGAGATGATTCCAGTAACTCTAACCGGCACACGTCCACTCATAGCAATTGGCGGATGTGTTGCATCTGTACCTGCACGTGAATTCATCAAGTAAGCTGCGTTAGTACTTATTACTCCAAATACTCGCTCACTTAATTCTTCAACCACTTTAGTAATTTCGTTTACACCGCCCATTTCAACAACGGTGCCAGCTGGGTATTCTTCATCAGCATGGAAGCGTTCTGCCAAGTCAGCGTATTGTGCGTGAATAGCAGTACCATAAATTTCATTAAACCAAGCGCCAGAAGATCCCAAATTAACTGTTGCGTTTGCAACTGGCAGAACTGCGTTTGATACGTTAATAGTTCCAACATTTTCTGTTCCGACGTTAGTAGAAACAGAATAAAAGTTTGACCAATATTGTGTAGTGCTACCCATCGGAATCGATGCATTTGCTGAAACAACCGGAGCAAAACTGGTATTAACACTTAACGCAGTAAACGCACCGGTACTTGGGGTAGCATTACCAACTGGTGTACTATTAATACTACTAAAACTTGCTGAGCCACCAGTGGTAGCAATAGGAGATCCATTAAGAGTTGCAGAGCCAGTTAAACTTGTAGTTCCGTTTACATTTAAACCGGATAATGTACCAAGTTGGGTAATTCCTGTTTGGGCGCCAGTTACTAATGTACCTGTGATTCCCGAATTTGCAGTAAGTTGCCCTGTATACATATTTGTAGCAACTACTGATCCATTCACTGGGGTGGTTACATTACCAACAAGCGATCCAGAAAATAATCCAGTGATTGCGCCCGATGTTGTAATAGTTGATGCTGTTATATTAGTGGCAGTAAGTCCTGCAACTGTTGCGCCGCCATTGCCATCACGCTGTACTAATGTATTTGGTGTAGCTGCTGTACTTTGTGTATTCATTCCCAAGGTTGGGCTAGCGATAGAACTAAAGTTAATACCTGCAACAATGTTAGTAAATCCAGTTAACGAACTTGTAAAGGTATCCTTAGAGATCACAGCATAAACAATACCGCTGATTAAAAATTGAATTACGATATGAGTGCCAGATGATGTATCTGTCATAATAACAGGAACAGCACCAGAATTACCAGTAGTCGGTGTAGTTACAGGTCCGATAGTAATCCACGATGCACCCGTATACACTTTTAATTGATTATTTGTGTTATCAAACCATAAGTCGCCACCTAATGCACTTAAATCAGTTGGTGGTTGGCTTACTGGACTTGCTGTAGCACCAGTTGAGATTTTCCAACTACTGCCAGAATATACACGTAAAATATTATTTGTTTTATCCCACCATAATTGTCCAGTTAATGGATTAGGAGGGCTTGATGTATTTGCAAAATTTTCCAGCAAGTACACAAAATTCTCGTTAAGAAACTGGCCGTATCCAGCGTAATCTTTGCCGATTAGCGTTAAACTAGTAGCTGTAGTATTGACT